GGCTATTCCGGCTCTCTGTATCTCGCGCTGATAGACAACGGAAGCGGCACAGACGCCGGAGCGGTACAGCCTGACGCTGACGGTGAGGTGTGGCAGAGGCTTGAGACTGCCGCTGACCTCGCAAAGGACCTAAGCGCGCAGATAATCACTTCGGTCAGGAGCAACTGGTACGCCGCGTATCCTGACGGCGCTGAGGCGCACAACGCCATGTGGGGCGGCAGGGACATCACCGCTGCCTTCAACGCCGGGACGGTCTCAGCAAACATCGCCAACGGTACTTTCAAGGACATCTTCCCCGGCGACTACATCACGAAGCAGGTTACGATTTCGGGCACAGCGTACACCGTCAACTGGGTGATTGCCGACTGCGACTACTGGTGGCACAAGGGCGACCAAAACAACGGCATGGAGACGCATCACGTGGTGATTGTGCCGCAACAGCCGATTTTCAATGCGAACATGAACAACACGAACACAACCGAGGGCGGATATGCCGGAAGCCGCATGTACACGGAGACTATTCCGGCCTGCGCCACGGGCATAGTCAATGCTTTCGGGTCTGACCATATACTGACGTTCAGAGACCACCTGACACGAGACCTGAACACCTCTGCTGTATCATCTGGCATCACAGTATTTACAGGTGCTCCGAACTGGAATGGCGCATGGTATAGTCAGCAGTGCAATCTGATGTCGGAAGCTATGGTATATGATGGCCCTCATTGCGCATCATCTGCGCTTGATAATACTATGGCTACCCGTCAGATGTCCGCTTTCCGCCTGAGCGAAAAGGCGATAAACTATAACAGGCAGTGGTGGTGGCTTCGCGATGTCGTCTCCTCCGCGCTTTTCGCGCATGTCAACGGCAACGGCGGTGCGAACGCGCACTACGCATCGTACTCGCATGGCGTCCGCCCCTTCGCCCTGCTCCGCTAATCCTTAATCCGCCGCGCGCAAGCGCGGCTTCTGAGAGGTACAAATGTCAGTACTAAAGCGTTTCAGGTCAGAGAGCAAGATGCAGTTTTACGCCACGGCGCAGAAGCTCCGCAAGGACATCATGACGCTCCTCCTTAAGGACTTCGGCGTCAGAAGCAAGGTCAGACAGCTGGACATCGAGACGCGGCGCATGACGCAGGACGACCGGAACGCCTTTCTTGCCATCGCTGAGAAGTACGGCATCACGGCGGCGGAAGCGGAGTTCCCGGCATGGCTGATTGACTTCGAGAGGCAGTCTCTCGCCGACCTCACGCGGCGGCTTGTGCTCTCCGTCACCGCCGCCAACTCAATCTATCCGACTGCCTTTGCAGACGCGGAACTCAGGCGCAAGCATCAGGATAACGCGATTGCCGTCTGCTACCAGCTGTATCAGGAGATAGACTTTGCGGCGCATATCCTGCCCGTTGACCTGACAAAATATACACCGCTGTGCGATGCGGTGGAGTATGAGATTGCCCTGCTCAAGGGCTGGCGCAAATCCGACAATAAACGGTACAGGGAACTCAAATCTGCGCTATAATCCCCTCGGGCTGTCTCTTATTGTCGTCTCCTCCGCGAATTTCGCGAATGTCAACGGCAACGGCAATGCGAACACGAACAACGCATCGAACTCGAATGGCGTCCGCCCCTTATGCAATCTGGCCGGGCTATGTGTAGGGTAAATCCCGATCCGGTCATGCAGGGCAGGAGAGGCAGTCCGGCAGTGATGCGAACACGCGCGCTGATGCCCGCCGATATGTCGTCAGGCTCCAAACGGCGCGCCCCTGTCCGCTTTTCCATCACAAAACAGGGCAAAAATGTCCGCTTTTCCAACTCCCTTTGACCGCCTCACCGACATAAACAATCTCTTCTCCGCAGTCCGCAAGCTGGAGAAATCATCGGGCTGGAAATCATCGGTACAGCGCATCACCTGCGACAGACTCCATTTCTGCACCGCCCTCCGGAAGTCGCTGACTGACGGCACTTACAGGCCGGGAAAGGGCTTCAAATTCATCGTCAGCGAGAGAGGTTGCAGGCGCTTTATCCGCGCCCTGGATCCTGCTGATATGGTTCTGCAGCACGCGCTGTGCGATGCCGTCCTGCTCCCTGCCCTGACGCCGTACCTCATCTACGACAACGGCGCGAGCCTTAAGGGCAAGGGCATGGCGTTCACGCGTGCGAGGCTTGCGGCGCATCTCAGGGAGTACCAGAGGCGCTATGGCACTGACGGGTATGTGCTCAAAATCGACTTCGCCAAATTCTTTGACAACATACCGCATGACCGCCTGATTGACTCCATAGACGCGAAGGTCAGGGACAGCAGGATACGCGATTTGCTTGCCATGCTCCTCGCGCCTTACTCTGCCGATGTGTCGTATACGGATACGGACTTTGACGCGGTGCCGTACAACTCGCTCGCCGACTTCGAGACAGCAGGCCTGCGCGACGGCTCGCGTATCCTGCATCGCTCCGTCGGCATTGGCGCACCCGTCTCGCAAATTGCCGGAGTGTGGTATCCCACGCCGATAGACACCTACGCAAAGGCGGTCAGGTCATGCAGGTACTACGGGCGCTACATGGACGACATATACATACTGCACCATGACCGCGGCTTCCTGCTCTCTGTCCTTGACGGCATCAGGCGGCAGGCTCATGCCCTCGGGCTCTTCATCAGCGAGAAAAAGACGCACATCATGCCGCTCCGGCAGGGCTTCACGTTCTGCAAAATCAGGTACTCCTTTACTGCATCGGGCAGGCTCCTCATGAGGCCATGCCGGGAGACTTTCGCACGTGAGCGCAGACGGCTCAAAACGCTGTATCAGCTTGCCGCATGCGGTAAAATCACAGTTACAGACTATAAGGATTTGTATCACTCATGGCGGTCAGGCTGGATCCGCTTTGACTGCCATCGGAGCCTTGTGAGTCTGGACCAAACCTACCGGAGGTATCTAGATGATCTACAGTATTAAAGACGGAAAGTACAGCGGCGACAATACGCTGTCTCCAGTCTGGGGCGCGGCTTTCATCGCCGGGGCGGCGGAGCGCGGCTATGAATGCGCGTGCTGGCCTGACACGGAGACGCCTGATTTCCATGCGCGCTGGGTGAAAACGCCCGCGGACAGCAAGGACAACGTGAGCGAGGATGGCATCTCAATCTCCCTGACGCTCGCGGAGATGAAGGGTTTCAAGCTGATGCAGGTGGATAACGCGACCACAGGCTTTGATGCGGAGCGCAAGGACAGCGGCATGATCTTCAAGTCGTCTCTCGGCTTCACCGTTGACGGAGACGCGAGAAGCCGCGACAACCTCTCAGGCCTCATCAACATCGGCGTTGAGCCTGTCAGTTTCCGCGATCATGACAACGGCGACCACTCGCTCACGCTTGGCAACCTGCGGACGCTCCTGAAAGAAGCGCAGATGAACGGCGCGATGCTCTACCAGCAGAAATGGCAGCTGCAGGCAAAGATTGAGAGCGCGAAGAGCCTCAAGAGCCTGAAAGCGATTGAGATTGTCTTTAAGATGGCAGACTTTACGGAGGTGAAGAATGGCGACTGAACCTAAAAAATGGGGTGTTGCTCCCGGCGCAAATGCCGACTGTAACGACATCCCGGACACTGCCGACGCGGACTCCGGCCTTGCGTCATGGTCTGCGCTCTTCCCTCAGCTGACCGCCCTGCCGCTCTCGGCAGGCGGACGCGCGCCGAAGCGAGAGGATTTTAACGGGCTGCTCCGTGCCTTCGGACAGTGGGCGTTTTACTTCATGCAGGGCGGCGTGCCGAGCTGGGAGAGCGGCATCGCCTACACCGCCGGAAGCTTCGCGCGCCATAACGGCACCACGTGGACTGCGCTCAAGGACTCAACAGGCGAGGAGCCTGCCGAGGGCGAGTACTGGCACGCGCTCAGCAACTTCTACACTTCTGGCTCGCTCGTCAATGACCTCTTAAACCGCGTCTACCCCGTCGGCAGTATCTACATGAGCGCCGTCAACGTGTCTCCGGCGTCATTTTTGGGCGGTACGTGGCAGGCAATTGAGCAGGGACGCATGCTCATGGCGGCAGGCTCAAGCTGGCAGGCGGGCACGACAGGCGGAAGCGCGTATCACACGCTGACGGTGCAGGAAATGCCTGCCCATGACCACAGCGCGACAGAGACGGAGGCAGGTGGGCACACGCACGGGGCGTCAACTAGCTCGGCAGGAGCGCACTCGCACTCAGGCTCGACAAACAACGCCGGGAACCACTACCACTCAGGCTCGACAAACAACGCCGGGAACCACTACCACACCGGAACGACCAACGGCGCCGGAGCCCATGCGCACAACATGAACATCTTCTGGTTTAAAAACCCCGGAGAGGGTGGCGCCTGCGATAGCGGTTCCGGGCAGATGGCGATCCATAACTTCAACACATCAACTGATGGCAACCATTCGCACAGTTTCTCAACCTCGTGGTCTGGTGAGCACGCCCACAGCCTCTCGATAGCCTCGGCAGGGGCGCACACGCACTCTGTCGCTATCGCCGCGGCAGGGGCGCACACGCACTCTGTCGCTATCGCCGCGGCAGGGGCGCATACGCATGCGATAACCATCGGCAAGACAGGCTCAGGAGCGGCGTTCTCGATACTGCCGCCGTACATCGCGGTGTACATGTGGAGGAGGACGGCATAGGCTTGTATCCTGCTTATGCGTCCTATATAATAGGCTCAGAGTTTCCAGTGGGGCGACGCAGCACTGGGGGCGACCGCGGCGCTACGCAGAGCGCGGTAGATAAATCCGCGTAGCCTTTATGCCGGTATCCCGCAGTCTCAGGCAAGCTGAATACTTGCCACGCAGGTGCAACTCCTGCCTGTTTACCGGCGCCTTTTAAGGAGTTTAGTTTAGAGAGAGAACAGCGGATTCCAAATCCGCATGCGGTGGTTTGATTCCATCAACTCCTGCCATTATCGGCGGATAGTCCATAGACATGGCCGCACCTTGCGTGCCAGGGGTGCAACTCCTCATCTGCCGCTTCCCTTTCATGTCCGCCTGCGCTATAATCCCTTTGTACATTCCTCTACGCTAAAAATCTTGGGTGTCAGGCAGTCAGGCCGGTGATTTCCCGTCACCGGCTTTTTATTCACCCTCATCAAGCCACCAGAGCGCCGTAACGCTCATGATTGTCAAAATCATCAGGATTAAAGCCACCCTGTCGGGGTAGGCCTGCATCCACAGGCATAAATCACTGTAACACATAAAAACTCTCAAAGCCTGGAAACAAGAAAGCCCGGCTGGGAATGACCGGGCTTGGAGACATGGATGTATTAAGGAAAATCACTGAAAAAGTATACTGTACAGCTAATATAGCGATGTTGTCAGCTAAAGTCAAGAACTATTTCATTCTTTGGATATAAGGCCATTTAAGCAGAAAGCCCCAAAAGGATTATATTACTTCATGTAGGCATCGGGATCATAGCTTACGCCGTTTTTGCGCGCCGCCTCATCAGCCCTCCATCTCACAGCGTCAAGATCCGCCTGCGCCTTACGCCTGAATCTCAACTCCCTGAGCCACGCGGCAAGCTGCCGGTGCTCCTGGGCACACTCGGTGCAGCCTAACTCGCGCGCCTTGTCCTCGGCATGCCTGATGGCCTCATCAATCGACAGGCTCATAACGCTTCTCCCTCAACATCGACAACATGGAGCGTAACGCCTGCAATCGTGATGGTAACATCGCACCTGCCGATGCACTGCTCACCGGTCAGGGCGCCGTTTTTGTTAAACTCCTGCCTTATGACGCAGACGATATAATCCCGGCGGCCGCCGAAATACTTAGCCATCTCGCGGGCAGAAAAACGCCACGCAAGATTTTGGATCTCCTGCTCTCCGTACTCCTTAGCGTACTGCCATGCTGTCCTGACGACATCATCGTCAGGATTTATGCAATCGATAAACTCGTAAGCAGCGTCGTCACGGGTTTCAACCGTCTTGTGCCGCTCGTCAGAGCAGACATCCCAGTAGGCTATCCGCCTTGTCTTTGTGTCATACAGCGCGTCATACGCGCGTATCTCATACTGCATGATTATTCCCTCGGCTTATTTTTAATGCTGCCTAATACCTGGCTGAAACAGCCATATTTTACAGCCTTTTCTACATCCCCTTTCGGGATTACGATCGCAGGCTCATAAGACGGCTCATCTTTGCCCATCCGCCGCTCATAATCCTCTTTCAGCCAGTGCGCATCGGCCTCAAGGTAGCAGGCGTACTCGCTTAACCATGAGCGTAAACGTTCCTCTTTCTTTACATTGAAGCCCGCATCCCGGCGCGCGATATAGACTTTCTCGCGGATTTTCAGGTAGCGCCGCACTGCGTGCATTTTGCGGAGTTTGTCCTGGTAAACGGGATCATCCTTAATGTTCATTATGCCTCCTCGGCGCTGGACTCATCAGGTCTCAATGACATAGCCGATGCCGTCAACATATTTCTCTTTGCCCTGCCCGCGGAACTCGTCAAGCCCCATCGCGCGGTACTCCTTCAGCTCCTCAAGCCACCCCAGGATCTCGGCGACGTCATCTGTATTCATCATCATGCACACGGTCGTGTCGCCCTTGTAGATTTTCCGCGTCTTCCGAAAAATCCCGATTGCGCGCTCAAGCCTCTTCATGTCATGTCCGCACTGTGCGTCAGGCTTAATCTCTCCCTGCCTGACTCTTGCTCCGTATGTATTCCTGAAAAGCCCGCTCATTCCCGTTGGCATTACTCCTCCTTTGCGCTGTATGCGCTCTGATATGCTTTGACTAGTGCTTTATATCTGATTGCGATTTCGTCGCACTCTGCGGCGAGAGCCAGACTCTCTGCAACTTTTCTCTGTATGTCGGCTTGGGTATAGCAGACAAGGCCGGGCTGAGTGCCGGAGGCCTCGGGCAGTTTTGGACAGGTACTGGTGTCTGACAGCCGGTCAGCGTCAACATAAGCATCGACAGTGCGGCGATAGTCAGCAATCTGATGCTCGTAATCCTGGATGATGCCATTCTGCGCCTCCTGCGCTTTGCGCTCACTCTCCCTTGCCTGCCGCTCCGCAGTCAGCTCGGCGGCATGGATTTCAGCCTCACACGCGCGTCTCTCCGCCGCGGACCCCTGCCACCTGCCGAGGCCGTAGGCAAGGACAACAGCAGCAAGCGCGGCGGCGGAAAGATATGCGATAAGCCTGATGCTCATACGCGCCTCCACTCTCTCCGTTTCCACTGTCTCTCCCAGGTGTCGGCGCGGTAGCGCTCACGCACCCTCACCGAGTCGAAAATCGCCTCGAGCACGTCAGGCCTGTCGCTCAGGAGGCTCCGGCTCCGGTGGTCGAGGCTCTCCCAGAAGCGGCGCTTGGTGACGGTGTCGAGCGGCAGGGGGCAGAACTCAGTCACTTCGTATCCTCCGCCAGTGCCTCTCTGTCCTGGGTGAAGTGCTCCGGCATACTTTCTGCGTGCTCGATGCCGAGAGCCTTTTCTTGCTCCGCGATGAGGCGGTCGAGGTAGTACCGCGCCTTGCGGAGGTCAGCGACTGCCGTCCCTTTCCACCTCCAGCGGAAGAGGTACTTGAGGACGGTTCCGGTCAGGAACCCCTCGAAGCCTGACAGGCCTGTGCAGGCGGACTCGATGGCGTCGATAGCCTCGATCCTGCCGTGGTTGTAATAGTCTCTCTTGTCAATAATCATAGCTGTGTCCTCGGCCTCCATAATCTTTCCGTTACATGGCTAGGCGTCTTTGCCGCCATGCGTGTAACCTTGTCCCACTCCGCGATGCACGCAAAGCGCTCTTCTGGCATCTGATACTCACTGATGTAGACGGGCAGCTTCTGCGCCTCGCACCAGCTGTAGAACGCCTCGGCGTCAAATGAGGTATCGGCATAATCCTTGCTTTTGTCTGCTGTATCCTTATACGGCGGATCGCAGTAGATAATCCCCGGCTCATCGAAGCGCATCCCGCGGTAATCGCCGCTGTACGCCGTCAGCGTGTCCGGCAGGCGCTCAAGGCTCTCAAGGCTCTCAAGGCTCTGAAGGCGCTCAAGGCGCTCAAGGCTCTGAAGGCGCTCAAGGCTCTCAAGGCTCTGAAGGCTCTGAAGGCGCTCAAGGCTCTGCAAAGTCTCTACTGTCGTCATAGCGCCTTTGCTCCTGCGGATCTGACGGTAAATCGGTTTGTCGAGAATGTCCGGCGTGAGCGTCCCGGCGGTAATCTGAGCCCTGAGGCTCCCAACGATAAATTTTCCTGCCTGAACGCGTCTCTGCTTCCTGTCCTCAATCGGCGCAAGGCCTGACGCGAGAGCGTCCGCGGTCTCGGGACACAACTCTCTCCACGGCGCGAAATCTCTCCAAAAAATCGCGTAGTGCAGGGCGCGCTTGTAAGGCTCAAGAGGGCGCGCGTACATGTATGACTGGCAGTCATTGCCGAATGAAAAGCACGTCGCGGCGTAGGCGTCAGTGTCTTTGAGCCGTTCGAAGTCCTCGCGCGAAATCCACCTGTCTTCATGCGCGTAACCGCCGTGGATGGCTTTTCGGAACGCGTCAGGAAGCCAGCCGCGGAGGTCATTGACGACAAAATGCTGGTATTTGCCCGAGAGCATCGCGGCATGGGTAACAGCGCTCCCGCCGCAGAAAACATCATACAGCACAGGGGCGGGGGGCAGTGCCTCGACGAGACGTTTCGCTATGCGGTTCTTTGACCCCTGGTACGGCAGGCCGTAATTCATAATCAACCCCTTTTTACTGATAATGTTCCGTTTTTCCTTTCTACAGTCAGATAATAGCCCGGGCGGTTCATTGCCTCCTCAAGATCATACGGCGTCAAAGATTCCCCCGCCTGTAAAAATCCCCGGTCCTGCAGTGCGGCAGTTAAAATATCCGCTATATCGAAAATATCAAGCGTGATTTTTGATGTTATAAACTCTTCACGTGTCATCATAATCACATCACAAAGATCATAGCAACAAGCACGGCGGCGCCTGCCATCATCGCGCCCAGGAGCAGTGCCGCGATATCGGCCTGCCCGCTCTGCAGAAAAAGCCGTACTTCATCAGCGCGGCGGTTTGCAAGCCCCTGGATAAACTTATGCTCTGAATACACCCACATCTTAAAAGCACGCGCCGCCGCCATCTTGTCGCCCTGCTTAATCTTCCTGCGTACAGTACTTTCGAGATAGGCATCGGATCCGATGTTGAAGACAAGGCTGCATAGTGCGTCAAATTCATTCTGAGTTACCAGCGGCTTATCGCGCCCTGTAACAAGATCCGAGTTTAGTGTGCGCTCAACCCATGCGAAGTCATCGCGGATAAACTGCTCGGCCTGCTCGCGTGTAATCACGTCTCCGGGCTTTACGCCTTTCGTATGACCCCAGCCGATAGTCCATACGCCCTTGCTGTCCTGATAGGCCTTAAGCCTTAAGGCCTCATGAGCCTTGATAAAATTCACGCCGTTCTGACTCAGCTTCATAGTAATCCCTCACCTGAAAAGCGGGCAGTTGTTATCCTTCAGCTCTTCGATTTTAGCACGAAGCACATGCTCCTCGGTGCCGAAGAACTCCGCGAGATGCCTGACACACATAAATTTAACCGTATGCGCGCCCAGCAGTTTGCGGTTAATCCCGATTGTGTCCTTGTCGGTGATATCACAGCCGCATTTGCAGCACTTACGCGTCTTTGCCTGCATCTTTCCTCCCATGCCTCATAAAATACATACGCCCCCCCCTGCGTTTCTGCAGGCTATGATAGACATGGCAGCCCATCAGGGGCTTATGGCAGCCGGAGCAGTGATGACACTTGTCGCTGATATGTACTCTGCCGCCCGTCATGCTCAGGCACCCGTAAGGGCAGTCGGCCTCACAGACGCGGCACATAACACAGCAGGCTGCCTTCCTGAAAACCTGCTTAAGCATCTTTATAAAACTTTTGCACTCCTTTGTGTGCAAATCCGCGGTACGCACCTCGAGACCGGCGGCGGGCGTTTCAGAGACTGAAAACGTGTAAATGCCCGATTTATACTTAATGCTGTACGGACTTTTATCATTCTGCAAAACACCGATAGTCTTAATCCACTCGCGCCAGTCTGTTCTCTGCTCCCTACAGGTCAAAACCCATTCATCGCCCTCTTTGATGTCCTCGTACGTGCAGGGTATCAGCAAGCCGTTCCCGTTCTTTCGCGCTACCCAGATATTCCCTAGCGACGGATCGTCTATCTTCCCTGTCGTCGTAACAATCGGATCATAAGCGTCTTTGATGTACTGATAAAAGCGGTGATAGGCGGCAGGATAGCACTGCTCGGTGATGTACTCAGCGCGCTTTGTCGCTCCGGGGCACAGCAAACAGCCGACACGTTTGTTCCCCTTTCCATATGCGGGATTTATCGGCAGATTGTGCATGTAGAGATACAGCCACACCTCGGCGGAATTCCACTCCAGTATCGCGTTAAGCGTGTCCTCGCCGTTGTGCTTTTTGGACTTGTAAAGGAAGTCATACGCGCTCCGCGTCAGGCTCTCTGACGCCCTGACGCCCACGAAAGAAAACGTGCGGATATCAGGCTTTCCGGCAATCTCGCGCGCCTTGAGCATCTGCGGCGCAGTCTTATGCACCGAGCAGCACCAGCGGATCCTGGTAGCGGGAGGCCCGAACTCGCGCCATGTCTCCTCAGGCACTTTATCAGACTCGCAGACTATAAAGTCAATCTGCCTTTCGGCGCACCATTTGCGTATAGTGTCGATATACTGATAGGTGTCAGGGTATTCCATATGCGTGTTAGTAAAAAATACCTTAAACGCGTCATGCGGCAGGGCACGCTGTACGATATCGAGAAGCACCATGCTGTCCTTTCCGCCGCTGAAGGAGCACCAGACTATATCAGCCTTGTCTTTGTATTCTTCGTAATACTTCCTGACACGGGCAATAGCCGTATCCGCCAAAGCCTCAAGGTAGCGCCTGTTGCTCTCCGCCATGGCGGCTATGTTGCAGGGCATGAGCCTCTCAGTGCCGAAGATGCTGTCAAGCCTCACAACTTCCGGCATCTCTACAAACTCACTGCTTTTCAGCTTTGCTATCTTTACGCCCTTGTAAAAATAGCCGGTCTGCTCGCTCCACATCAGCGGCAGGCCGGTGTCGCGCGGATAGTCAAAGACACGCCCGAAGCCGAGCAAATCCATCTCCTCAGCGTATACCGGGCGCGGCTCCTTGCACGCAATCGGATTTATCTCCTCAGCCTGCAGGAGCAGGCCGTTTGTTGCGGCGTCAAAAATGTAATTGTGCATAGCACCTCACTCAAACAGCGGACACCCGTCGTCACGGAACGCATCGATTTTAGCCTGCAAATCATCAGGCGTTGTATGGAAAAACGCCGCGAGGCAGTCAAGGCACATGAAGCGGCTAATATGGCGTCCCAGGAGGCGTTTATTCAGCCCTATAACGTTGACGCTTACGGGCTTATCGCATCTACAGCACTTTGTCTCCCTGACGCGTCCGGCGGCTATCGAGTGATAGCGCAGGCACCCGTCAAGGCTCTTATGGCACTCGGCGCAATGGCGGCATTTATCGCTTATATGCACCGCTTTGCCCGTAAAAACGACACAGCCGTAAGGGCAGTCGGCGGCACATTCATGGCAGGCAATACAGCAGGCCGAGCGGCGGAAACACTCTTTAAGCAGCTTTATAAACTTCCTGTCTGTCTCAGCTGTCGACGCCTTAAATCCCTGTTTTGTCTCTTCAAGAGTAAATACGCGCTCTTTGCCCCGGAAAAGGATTTTATAAGGGCTTGACGCAGTCTGCAAAACGCCGATGGTCTTGATCCACTCGCGCCAGTCGGTATGCGGATTGCTTACAGTGATATGCCATTCGACGCCCTGCTTATAGTCATGGTAGCCCGTCTCTATCGTCAGGTCGGCGCCGGTTCTCCTGGCTTTATAATCTCCCGCAAGGTAGCCGCCGAGGTCTAGCGGATCGGGATGCTTAGGCTCATACGCCTCGCGGATTAGCTGATAGTACTTATCAGACTCTTTGGGATATGACGCAATGCGAAACCACTCGGATATGCCGCCCGCCTTCGGACAGACAAGGCACCCGGCGCGCCGGTTTCCCTTCTTGTAGCCCGCGTTGACGGGCAGTCTATGCGTGTAGATGTACAGCCATACCTCGGCGCTGCTCCAGTCGAGGATAGGATAGGCGTTATACTGCCCTTTGTGCTTCATGCCCTTCGAGACAGGCTCATAGTGCGAGCGGCGGGCGCTCTCGGCGTGCCTGACTCCGGTAAATGCCAAACCCGTAAATTCTGCCTTGCCCGCGACATCACGAAGAAGCTGGATCTGCGGCGCCGTCTTATGCACCGAGCAGCACCATCTCAGCACATCAGCAGGCGGCCCGAACTCGCGCCATGAGTCGGAGGGACTGAAAGGTGCCTTTGCGGTCAGGAACTCAACGCCCGCGGCCTTGCAGCGCTCTTTAATCTCCCTTACGCACTGGTAGGTGTCGGGGAACTCCATGCCGGTATCCCCGAAAACCACCTTGAAATCGTCATGCGGCAAGGCCTGTGAGACGAGATCAAGCATGACTATGCTGTCTTTACCGCCGCTGAAACTTACATAGAACAAATCACACTTATCGGCGTATTCAATTCGCACATCCTGGATAAACTTTACGCTCTGCGCTGTCAGGCGGTCTAATAACTCCCTGCTTTTAACGCACATCAGAGAGATATCGCAGGGCATGAGCGGGCGCCCGTCAATCTCAGGCTCCTCAAAGACTGTAATCTCTGGCGGAGTGGCGCAGGAGCTGCCCGTTGTCTTCATGACCTTCCGCCCGCGATAGTAGTAGACGCTGTTTATAGCCCACATCAGGGGCGCAGGGCAGGCGGCGTCATAGCGCCATCTCTTGTCCATGCCGAGAGTGTTCAATTCCTCGGCGTATACCGGGCGCGCCTCACGGCGGGGAATCTCGCCGCCTGTATCGCGCCAGGATAATTCTAGCCCGTTGGTTTCAGGATCAAAATCAAAATCGTACATCAGGAAGCCTCCGGCGTGAACTCGATATCGTGGAAGCGCTCAGGCCATCTCATGACAAGCTTCTGACGCGCGTACGGCGGGATCCTGCCCGTCTTCTCCCACTTCCGCACAGCGTTTGTGTCTATGCCGAACTCACCGACGCACCAGCGGCGGAGCTGCGGGATAGTCTCAAGGCAGAATGGCATCTCATCCCCGGTACCGAGGCAGGCCGCAAGATCTGACCACTTAATCATCTGCGACCTCCTTAAACTCAGGATACTTTGCGACAAGAGTCTCCGCCTTGTCCTGCGGTATCGCACCCTTCTGCCGCCAGCGTGTCACGGTGCTCTCGTCAACGTGGAACTCCTTCATCAGGAACTGCACTACTTGCCGCCTGGTTACGGCGGCATACCCGCCGGGCATGTACCCGGCGAGCATTCTTGAAGCTATGTGTTCAAATCTCACTGTTAACCTCCTTTGTAAAGAACTCGACAAAGCAACCAGTAGAGGTGAATGCGATGCGATTGCCCTCAATGCGGTACTGCTCAATGCGGGCGCTTGCGAGCAGGCAATCAAGCACCTCGCGGATAAAGCCCTTCTTATCCGGCATGCAGTCAAGGATTGCGGTGCTGTCGTTCTCGGCAACCATGCCGTTAAACGCCCTTTTGACCTTCATGGTCAGGTGATAATCCTTTGTAAAAACCTTAATCATCTTCAATCCCTCGGTTACCGGGCTTGATGCCCGTACGGACAGTTTAATCCTTTAACCGAGGAAATGCAAGTGTTTTTGTAAACTATTTTGTGATTATGTTCTCATTCCCGCCTGTACTGCCCGAATGATCTCCGCGCACGGCGTGCTCTACCTCTATATCCTCGGCGCGCTCAACCTTCCGGACAATTGCCTGCAGCAGGCGGTCTCCCCGGCGGAAACGGCAGGGCGTCTGGCAGTCAATCTTTGCGCACCACACACCGTGAAAGTCTGCATCGATAAGGCCGAGTGTGTTCCAAATGTAAACGCCGCACCTCATGCCGGTGCTGGATCGCGGCAGGATCTCGACAGCCCAGCCCGGATCCATATCAGTAGAAAACCCCAGACTTATCTCGGCAGGCTCGCCGGGGCGCAGGCTGATATCCTCCTGCAAATAGAGATCAAACGCCGCAGCGCCGCCGGTCTTGTACTTCGGCCACAGGAAATTCTTAATCTTTGGATCTGGCTTAATTCTCAGCTTCATCATGCTCTCCTTTCAGGTACTCAAGCAGAAGATCCTGTACTTTCCTTTTCGTCTGCAGGCGCGCGAGCACGACAGGATCAAGCGTGCCACGTGCCATGATGTGATAGATATAAACAGGCCGCGGATGCCCCGCCTGGTACTGCCTTGTCGGGCCTATGCGCTCAATGACCTGCAGGTACTGTTCAAGATCCCACCACTCGTCAAAAATGACGAGGATATGCCCGCCATCCTGCAGGTTAAGCCCATGTCCGGCGGACGCGGGATTGGTTACCAGCATCGGGATCTCGCCGCGGTTCCATGCGGCTATCGTCTCCGGATCCTTGTCGAGGAGCCTCGCGGATTTGAAGCGGGCTAAAATCTTTTGCGCGCTTGACTGCCAGTGATATGCTACCAGGACAGGCTCGCCCGCCGCCTCCTCGATGATAGACTCAAGCGCCTGCAGCTTCTCGTCATGCAGATCCCGGCAGGCGCCCTCATCATCGTAAACTGTACCGGAGGCGCACTGCAGGCATTTTGACGACAGCGCCGCCGCGTTGACGGCGGAAATGTCCGCCTCCCCCTCGGCCTCAGCGGCTACCAGAAGATCCTGCTTAAGGCGCTTATAGGTATCCGCCGCCTTGTCGGGCAGGGTTACATAGACCGGGGATACTATCGGCTCGTCAATGTCAAACCAATCCTCAGCAGAGAGCGAAATGGAGACGGGCGCTATGCGCTCCTGTATGGCCGTGTCGGCTCCTTCCCTCGGCTCATACCGCACGGCGTAGGCCGAGGCGCCCACCTGATAGGCGTCAAAGTACCGGGCTGTAAACTCCCTGAAAGATCTGCCGAGTGCGGCGCCCCTGTCGATAAACCACAGCTGTCCCCATAAATCGATTAAACCGTTTGATGCGGGTGTGCCGGTCAGCTCGATAAATCTCTGCACCTTTGACCATGCAGGCGCCGCGAGGGCGCGCGCACGTGAGGATTTGGAGCCGCCGAGCCGAAATGATTTTAAGCGAGTTGATTCATCCGCGATGACGGTTTTAAACGGCCAGTTATCGCCGAGATAATCAACAAGCCAGGGAATCTGCTCATAATTCGCGGTATAGACGTCTGCAGGCTCCCCGGAAAGGATTTTTACACGCCGCTTCGGCGTGCCGGTGATACAGGAGCAGGAAAGGCCAAAGCCCCATTTCAGGATCTCCTGCGGCC